CGCAATGACAGTTGCAATATTTGAAACTGCAAAAACAAATCCTAGATTTCTTATGAACAAAGGTTATCACACACCAAGTCGTGCAAGAGCCATTTACTTTGATGGTAAGAGATACGAATTAGACCCAAAAGATGTTGGTGGAGAACACGAATAATTTTCGATTTTACATTGACAGATACGTTATATTATGTTACTATGAATATATTAAATCAATCAAAAAAGGTACAAAATGCAAACACCAAAAACATTCTCACTAGAGATAGAGAAAGTCGCACAAGATAAGAATATCAATCATCTGGATGCTGTCATCTGGTATTGTCAGAAGAATGAACTCGAACCAGATTCAGTAGGTCGATTGATTACTAAGGGTCTCAAAGAAAAAATTGAGGCAAATGCAAGGGAACTAAACTTCCTAGAAAAAACTGCTCAACTACCAATATAGGAGAATATGGTAATGTCTATCAATGCTAAAAATGCATTTCAAGCTCTTGAGGATATGCACCTCAAGAATCGAGTTAAGGAACTCGAAGCAGATAACGCCGAGTTGGTTAAGTCCAACGAGGAGTTAAGGGAGAGATGCAAAAAACTTGCAACTCGTGTACCAGAGTGGCCTAAAGGTTATAGACCCACTCGTAGGGCGTTTACGGAGAAGAAACGATATGAACGTCAACCTAATTGATGTCATGGGAACAGACTTGAGTGTAGTTAATGCTGCTCGAGTCTCTTTCGCAAAAGAAAGTAATGAGTTATCTGATAAAGATGAAAAACTCATTAAGTATCTTGCAAAACACAATCATTGGAGTCCTTTTGGTCATGCATCATTGCAGTTCAGAATTAAAGCTCCAATCTTTGTTGCAAGACAATTAGTGAAACACCAAGTCGGTTTGGTGTGGAATGAAGTATCAAGACGTTATGTAGATGATGAACCAGAGTTTTATATTCCACAAGAGTGGAGATTGAAAGCAGATAATAAAAAGCAAGGTTCTAGTGATGAAACTATAGAATATAATCTTGGTTCTACTTTAGAATTTATTAAGACAACATATCAGAATATGTTGAAATCGAATATTGCACCAGAGATGGCAAGAATGATACTACCACAAAATCTATATACAGAGTGGTATTGGTCTGGAAGTCTTATGGCTTTTGTAAGAGTGTGTAATCTAAGATGTAAAGATGATACACAGAAAGAAACACAACATATTGCAGATTGTATTGATTGGCATCTGCATAGTAAGTTTCCAATGTCGTGGGAGGCGTTAAGAGATTTTGATTAAGAAGCATATAGTCTACGGAAATGGGGAGTCAAGACCCAAAGATAAAATTATAGGGGGTGAGTGGTCAACCACATGGGGGTGCAATGCAATCTATCGTGATTTTGTAGTTGACAATCTCGTTTCTGTAGACTATGCCATGCAACAAGAAATTTATCAATCTGGTTATGCAATGAATAATAAATGTTGGTTTTCTGATTGGGAAGTATTACCAGCAGGATTTGACCCACAAATGGTAATGATAAACAATGAAGGGCCTGTATATGAAACACCAAAACTCAATAGGTCTGGTTGTGTAGTACAAGGTAAAACATATGATTCAGTTCAAAGAGTTATGGAAGAAATATTAATCTATAATCCACAACTAGATAAAGATGATTTGAGAAAAAAGTTAGAAAAAGATATTGGAATGTATATTACATGGGTTGATGAATATAATGACCAAGTAATTAATATTGACTATCCTAAAGGATGGTCAGCTGGGAATACTGCATTATATCTTGCTTGCAAGAATGGTGCAGAGGAAGTGTATATGGTAGGTTTTGATGGAAGTAACTATGCAGAACTTATAAATAACATATACAAAGGTAGTAAGAATTATCTTGCTGCTGATAGTCGTGGGTTTAACACGACTAACTGGAACAACCAATTTAAACTGGTACAGAAGGATTTTCCTAAAGTACAATTTTATAAAGTTGGAACAGATTTAACATACGAAGAACTATACAATAGCATACGATAAGGAGATATAATATGTCGTTAGAAAGTCTAAAGAGAAGCAATTCTCTAGATAAGTTACTTGGCGAAGTACAAAAAGAAAACGCACCTCAAGAGAAAAAGTCATATAAAGATGAAAGACTGTGGAAACCAGAAGTAGATAAGTCTGGTAATGGTTATGCAGTTATTCGTTTTCTACCAGCAGTAGAGGGTGAAGATATGCCATGGGCAAAGGTTTGGAATCATGCATTTCAAGGGCCGACTGGTCAATGGTACATTGAGAACTCTTTGACAACTCTTGGAAAGAATGACCCAGTTTCAGAAATGAATAGTGCATACTGGAATACTGGAATTGAGTCAGACAAAGAAATCGCTCGTAAACAGAAAAGAAAGTTACAATACTTCTCTAATATCTATGTGGTGTCAGATTCTAAACACCCAGAGAATGAAGGTAAAGTATTCTTGTTCCGTTATGGGAAGAAAATCTTTGATAAGATTATGGCTGCAATGCAACCAGAATTTGAAGACGAGAAGGCAATCAACCCATTTGATTTTTGGGGAGGTGCAAACTTCAAGTTAAAGATTCGTAAGGTTGCTGGTTATTGGAACTACGATAGTTCTGATTTCGATACCTCATCTGCATTGTTTGATAATGATGAGAAGATTGAAGAAGTGTGGAAGACACAGTATCCTCTAAATGAGTTTACTGCGGCTTCAAACTTTAAGTCATACGAAGAACTCAAGACTCGTCTTGATGCAGTTCTATCTGGTAGTGTTACTGTTGGTAATGTTGCAGAACAGATGGAAGATGCACCTATCGCTGCACCAGTAGTTGATACGAAACCAGTTGAATCTACTTCTACGAAAGAAGAAGATGATGATACTATGGATTACTTTGCAAAACTTGCTGGGTAGTTTCAAAACACTTTATTAGAAAGAGGGGGAAACCCCTCTTTTTTTTATCTAAATGCAGCCATCTTTGCTCTTTCGATTGTTGGGTCTGGATTAGTAGGTGGACTATAAGAACTACTGGTATTGTTGTTATTAACTGGTGCATTTGTAGTATTATTTACAACTGTAGAACTTCCACCACCACCTACAACAATTTTATCTAGTTGTGCTTGAGTAATTTTACCAGCAACATTTCCTTCTTCTTCTGCTTGATCTCTAAAGTCTTTCCTTCTCTGTGATAATGCTCTTCTTAGGTCTTTATTGGCTCTATCAAATTGAAATCTTCTACCACCTCTTAGTTTATTTTTTTCTTTGTTATAGTCTATCATAGCTGCTTTTAATTGTTCTTCAGTCATCTCTGATGGGTCTATGTCTTTGAAGTCTGACCCATCACTAGGTTTAACACCAGCAAGATTTGCAGTTTTTAAAGTTTTTACATTACCTTTGTCTGCACTACCAGCACGAACCTTTGCAAAATAATCTTTTTCTTCTTGTTCTAATTTCTTTAGTTCTACAATTTCATCTTTTGAGTCAGTAAAAAGACCATCATATTTACCTTCTTTAAGACCTCTCTTTAACTCTTTAATTCTATTAGTTCGTTCTTGTTGTAGTTCCATACCCTCATCTTGATTAGTGCTACCACCCTCAAACCATTTCATTGCCCAATCTGGTACAAAACTTTTAAGTATTTTACCAACATCAATATCAAAAAGACCTTTCAACCAACTAAAAAATTTGTTAACAAAACCGAAAACAATATCTAAAGGGCCTTCATCAAATTTACCTGTTGCAGTTGCAAAATCTGAATCATCATCACCAAATCCAAATATACCTTTTATCCAATTTAGACCTTTATGAATAAGTCTTTGTAAACTTTTACCAATTTCATTTGCAAAATCTAATGCACCAGACAATGTATCTTTTATACCTTGCCAAGAAAATAAGTCAGTAAAAAATGCTGGTAAATCAACAAACAACCAATCTATTACTTTACCAAACATTTCTGTAAAACTAAAATCATCTAATAACTTTTCAAATTCTGTAAATCCAAATTTACTAGCAATCCAAGATATAAGGTCTTTTACTAAGTCTAGTGGTATAGTAACTATTTTCATAAAACCTTTGATTGCACCACCCAATGAACCCAACATTTTTTGAACTATATTACCCTCTGTATTTGTAAATCCATCAATCGCACCAGTTATAGTGTCAAACGCAGTCATTATAAATGTTATTGGAAGAAATAATCTACCTATTAATCTACCAAACGTACCAATAAATTTATTTACTTTACCAAAAGTTTCCATCATACCTTTTATAAATTTGCCTGTTTTACTGCCTTCTCCAATACCTTTAAATAACTTAACTAATGCCTCAATTGGCTCCATTATGAATCTAAAAGTATCTTTAATAATAGATGCAGTTCTTGGATTAGGAGTAAAAAACTTTTTTAGATCATTGAACATACCAATGAAAGGCCCTGCCATCATTTTACCAAAACCTTTTACATCACTAAACATTTTTCCTAATCGTGAGTTTTTACCAAAAACTTTTTTAAAAAAATCTGGTAAAGTTTCATTCATAAAGTAAAATAATGCACTTCCAATTTTTGTTTTTGTAAATATCTGGGTTAATTTTCTAAATGAATCACCCAATCCTTCTAGAAATCCTTTAATTAAAAGAAAAGGTAAAGTTAACATTCCTAAGAATCCACCAGCAATACCTTCTGGGCCTTTTAGTGATTTAAAACCCTCTACAAAGTTTTTGTTTAATTCTGAAACTTCATCACCAATAGCTTTGAAATATCCTTGTTCTTTTTTTTTGTTGATATTTTGTGTTTTCTTTTGTTCTTCTTGTATAGATTTTGGGTCAGTACCTTTGACTGCTGCTTCAAGACGATTAAAACCATCATCTTGTGATGTCTTATTATCCTTTAAACTTTTAACGACATCTTTAAAATCTGCCATTACTTTTTACCTTTACCCATTGCTTGTGTTCCAAAAAACGCAGCAACTATAGCTGCAACTGATACGAAGTAAACACTTGCCATGTCACCTAGTATCTTACTTGCTTGGTCTAAACCTAATGCCATTGCAAGTACAACTGCAAAAGGATAAAGTAACATACCACCTAACGCAAACCATGCCATCTTGCGTTGTGCATCTCGCATTGCATCTGCATCTTCTAATTCTTTTCTTTTAAATTCCATATCCATCTCATATTCCTCTAAAGAAATATGTCCATCTCCATTTGTATCTTTTGCTGCAATCGCTGGGTCTACAGTTTTTACTTCAGCCATAGTCTCTCTCCCTTTATTCTATTTATTAGTTTTGACGTTGTTGTTCCTTTTTTATTCTATCATTTTCCTCTTTAATCCAATCCATCAACAAACCAATATATATTTCTCTTTCCCATGGCAACATATCTTCTAATTCTGATAAACTATAATTATGGTGTTGCATCAATGCAAAGTTAGTTTTATAGTAGTTTCCTAGACTCTCATGTGAGAGTCCTATACTAAAAAACTCTGCAAACCCTCCAATACTATTTCACTTTTCTTTTTTGTCTTTGGATTTGTTACGTTAACTGCATGACGAAGTTTAGGCATACCATTAAAAAAATCAGTAATCTTTTCAAATTGTTTACCAGTTAGTTGGTCAATAAACTCGTTAATATCTTTTTCTGTCATGTCAGCTTTACTATAGACATCATCACCATAATGAATTTCAGATATACATTTAGACATAAGACTAAACATACCACTTACATCACCTACACCAGCAATACCTTGCATATCTGCTAAGATAGGATATCTAAAAATAATTTTAACATTATCAGTTAAATATATTTCATTGGTATGGTCATCTAACATATGTACAGATACATCTTCTAAATTAAGATTATAATCAATTTTTGTTTTATTGTCATCTGGACAAGTTAAACTTAATTTTACTGTATCACCTACAGATTTACCTCTAATTCTTAAAAATAAATATTCTACATCAAATAGTGCTGCATTTTCAGAATCAATCTTTCCAAAAGTACAAGAGTGAACTAGGTTTCCCATAGCTCTTGCAATATCATTCTTCACCAGTTTCTTGAGCCATCAACAAAAGTTTTTGTTCTTTGACTAAGAATGGTCTGTATTTAAGGGTTTCTCCAGTTGAGGGTAGTTCCAACTCATAGGTTGGAGTATTTAGTTTTGGTAATGCCATAATATTTCATCCTTTATTATATTATAATCTGCGTAATACTGATGGTATTTGAGAAGTTATTTTTCTCGTTACAGCATTTACAGCACGTTCTGCAATTCTACTCGATAGTGATTGTGTTTTTGTTACTTCATCTTCTAGGTTCTTCCAATATCTGAAATTAAAAGTAACACTTAATGTTTGATATGAATTGTTTGTTCCATAACTCAATGCTTGAGCACCAATTGTTTTTGGAAAACAATCAACAAGTTCTATACCAAATTTCTTATTGTTCTGTTCATCTAGTGTATGTATATACACTTTACCTCTGTAGTTATCATAGTATTGTATAGACCATGTTTCATCATTAAACGCCATCTCTTGCCAAGTTTCAAAGTATTGTCTTTCTCTCATGTCAGATGAACATTGAAAAGTTGCAGTTACATCTGCATAAGTGTAACCAGTAACCATATCTCTTTCTGGGCCATATAAATTAGTTTGTGGAGATGTATCTAGTGTACGACCTGGCAGTTCTATTCCCTCACATCTAAGTCCAACAGAACGAACATTACCACTACCTTTTAATAATCCCATGATACCTGGCGCTTTGTTATTTCCAGTACTACCTTTATTACCAGCAAATCCAGTAGGTGGAAATAATGTAACTTCAAATTTATTAGGTCTAGACATACCATCAGTACTACGACCTAAACCAAGAACTTCATTTAAAGTACCATGTGCAATTGTATCTACTAATGAACCAATCTTAAATGCCATTATATCATACTCCTACTATCTTTGTATACTTCTGCAGCACTTGCTTTCTTAAATCTTTGAACTGGTAGTAACGCTGCAACTGTAAACTCATCTGCATCTATTCTACGAAACTGTGTCTTAACTCGACCAGCGAGATACCTTTTGAGTGTGGGTTTAATTATACTTAATTTCTTTAGTTTACTATAATCAACTGCAAGTCTTGTGCTTTCATCAAACTTAGTATTGTTACTATAATCTACTAAGTTATCTAATAGNTGTAATCTTAATGTCATAGGTAGATAGTGTAGATTGATACCTAAGAAACCATCTGAATATGGTTCTAGTGGTAACACTAATGGAAATGTNTCATAGTATGGTAATTTTGCTTTAAGTTTTGGGTCATAGAANAACATATTCAAACGACCAAAGAAAGGTCTATTGTTTCTTTTTCCATCTCGTATNAAATCCATTGCACCTGGCTTACCAAACTCTGCAATCTTATCACGATACCATTGCGTGGATTTTGGTCTGCCTTTTGCAGCCTTTACAACTGATTGTATAAATTTACTCTGTGCCATTTTTACACCTACAGTTTAATCCACCACAACTACCTTTAAGTGGTTTGTTCATAAGTAGTCCTAAAGACATTCCTAACGTAAAGAGTGTCATTAATACAATTGTGATTCCAAAAGTTTCCATATTACTATTTATACTTTATATTCAGATGGTCTTCAGTAAGAATTTTAAATTCCATACCATGATCTAAACAAAACTCATTTGCAGATTTCCACTTGGCTTCATTGATAGTCCATGTCTTGACCTCATTTAACCATCTCTTAGTTCTTCTTGGTGGATTTGCTGGTGGTGATTTGCATTGATATTTAGGTTTTACCTCTACGATAAATTTTTTGATACCACCATTTGCCTGTTTAACTTTCATATAAAAGTCTGGAAAGTATCTGTGTAGTTTATTATCCCATGGCGATACATAAGGTATAACAATTTCTTCT